AGGTTTGTAGATGCGTATGTGACCAATGGTGGGCGCATAGAAGCAGCCGCAATCGAGGCAGGTTACTCGCAGGACTCTGCACGGACACTGGGTTCGAGATTGCTCAAGCAAGACAAAGTGTTATCCGAGATATACAGGCGGACCATGGGTCGTGTAGCAGTGGTCGCTCCAAGGGCATTGGATGTAGTTGAGCGGCTGGCAGAATCCTCACGCAGTGACAAGGTTCGCCTTGAAGCGGCTGTAGATTTGCTCAATCGTGCGGGCTTGAGAGCCCCTGACCGCGTAGACCATCGTGTTTCTGGCGAGATCTCGGTGCAGATTGACCTTAGTTGAGGGGGTGGGGGTCCAAAAACGGGGGTGGTAGTATGGCAAGTGGTCCCCAATCTGTATTTTTCCCCGAAAACCCTCGAGCACCCGCTCTGATATTTTTTCTCCCTTTGAATCTTTCGATGTTGTTTTTGGTGAGAGGAGACTGTGATGCCTAAGGTTGGTGGTAAGATGTTTGGTTATGGTGGCGCTGGTATGGCCGCTGCCAAGAAGGAAGCTGCCAAGACTGGTAAGCCGATGAAGATGACCAAGATGGCAAAGCCTGCTGCCAAGCCGATGGCTAAGGGCAAGAAGTAAGGTGACCAAGGCTCCCTCTCGTGTGAACGAGGCTGGTAACTATACCAAGCCTGGAATGCGAAAGTCTTTGTTCGAAGCGATCAAGGCTGGAGGCAAGGGAGGGAAGCCCGGTCAGTGGAGTGCCCGTAAGGCACAGATGCTGGCCAAGGACTACAAGGCCAAGGGCGGAGGCTATCGAGACTGATGAAGAAGCCGCAGAAGTCACTGGCTAAGTGGACCAAGGAAGATTGGCGCACCAAGTCTGGCAAGCCTTCGACTCAAGGGAAGGACGCTACTGGTGAGCGTTACCTTCCTGCCAAGGCGATCAAGGCATTGTCTGCCAGTGAGTATGCGGCAACGACGAAGGCCAAGCGCGAGGGATCAAAGGCTGGCAAACAGTTTGTTAAGCAGCCTACCTCGGTAGCCAAGAAGGTGAGGAAGTTCCGGTGAGGAAGGAGCATAAGAACCCCGCTGGTGGCCTGACGGCTGCTGGCCGCTCCTTCTTCAAGCGAACTGAGGGCGCGAACCTGAAGGCTCCGGTCAAGGGTGCTGCCGATACGCCCGAGAAGATGCGGCGCAAGGGTAGCTTCCTTGTTCGCATGGGTAGTGGCGCTGGCCCGCTCAAGGATGAGAAGGGTAGACCCACTCGATTGAAGCTGTCTCTGGTGGCCTGGGGGCATAGCGGTGACAAGGCGAGTGCGGTGGCCAAGGGCAGATCACTGCTGGCCCGATACAAGGCGGCCAAGGAACGCAAGAAGGACTAGTCCATTGAGGCTGGCTTTGTGCGAGGTGTAGCGGTGCGACAAGGAGATTATCATGTCGATTAGCTATAACGAAGCTTGGGTGCCTCAGGGTGCAGTTGCAGTCACGCCATCTAACTCGGCGTTGATTAACTGCGTTGCTCTTTATGTGGGCGGAAGCGGCAACGTGGTGATCGACACGGTTGCCAATACCAGCGTGACGTTTGCTAACGTGCCGGGTGGCACTACGCTTTGGATTAAGGCGATCCGCGTAAAGACCGCAAGCACTGCTACTAATATTGTGGCGCTGTCCTAATGAGTTTTGGCGCTGGCATTCTGCTGCCTCAAAGGTATTCTCTTTCGGGCGCTAGTGGTTTTGGCGGCGCTGATGAGCCTACGCTTATCCTAGATTTTGTGGGCAGCAATGTGCCGTATGGCGCAACGCTCGATCTGGATTTTACCCGCGAGACATTTACTGCCTATACCACCGATCCAGCCGGGCAAGGCTTCCCGAACTTCTGGGCTTGGAGCTAACTCATGCCGTTGACCAACTACGCCTTTGCTGATCTGATCACGTTCACGCGCTCCACCACGGCTACGTTCGTGGGCAGCAACGGCCTGATCCAGTCTGCGGCGATCAATGCCCCGCGCTTTGACTTTAGCCCCGTCACGCTGGCCCCACTGGGCCTGCTGATTGAGGAGCAGCGGGTAAACTCGGCGTTGTACTCGGAGCAATTTGACAACGCCGTATATATCAAAGTTCGCTCAAGCATTACCGCTAACGCTACGACCTCCCCTGATGGAACTGCAACAGCAGATAAATTGGTAGAAGATACAACCGTACTAAGCACCCATTTGATCCAACTGCAAGGCGGGTTTTCATCGTTTGTTTCTGGAACTACATATGTAATTTCTGGATACGCTAAAGTTGGCGAAAGAACCTCTGCCTCCATAAGTATGGGGACGGACGCCGGGGTTTTTGCAGGCCAAAGCGCAAACTTTGATTTCAGCACGGGCGCTATCAGCGCGCAATCTGGCGTCGCTACTTTTGCAATGACTAACGCTGGCAACGGCTGGTATCGTTGGTCTATCGCCGCTACAGCAGCGGCGTCGGGTGCCGGCGCTATCCGTTTTTCAATTATTGGGCCGTTGGGCAGTACTACCTACACCGGCGACGGCACCTCTGGCTTGTTTCTTTGGGGCAACCAAATTGAAGCTGGCGCGTTCCCCACCAGCTACATTCCCACCGTGGCTTCCACGGTCACCCGCGCGGGTGACGTTGCAGTGATGACGGGAACAGCCTTTTCAAATTGGTTTAACGCCAGCGAGGGAACGATTGTTTCAGAAACCGCGATATACAGCACGGCTGCGCGTAATAGCGCGGCGTATGATATAAACGACACAACCGGCAACAACCGAATTATTTATCGGACAATTACAACAACCTCAACCGATCAAAATGTTATTCGCAGCGGTGGAGCGCTAATAGCAAGTCTTGTAAGCGGCGTGGCGGTTACTACTTCGCCTCGGAAAGCTGCTGTCGCTTACAGAGCGTCCGATTTTGCTTTGGTTGTAAATGGTTCAACACCTACCGCACAGTTAAGCGGCGCAGTACCTGTCTCTGTTACCCAAATGCAGCTTGGTTTAGCCGTTGGGCCTTCTGAATGGATTAACGGCCACCTCCGCAGAATAACATACTACCCCACTCGTCTCACCGACGCACAGCTACAGGCTTTGACAACATGATCGACCTCTATCTCATGGCCGACACCGACGTAGAAATGCTTGCTGCCTTGGTCGCTGCGGGTGTTATCGACGAGGACGGTTTTCCGGTGGATGGTGTGTCAGTTGATCACATCGGGCCGTTTAGCCGCGTGACGGGATACGACAAGGCCGACGAGCCTATCGTCGCAGACTATCCTGATTGGCACACCAATCTGCGCGGCGACTTTACCGACGAACAGCTTGCTGCGTTAGAGCCGATCAGCGTTCACCCAGCAATCCCCCACCGCATTTGGGCGTAAGTTATGGCGTTCACAGGGGAACTCACCATTACGGATCGCATTCGCTTGCGCGCGATTGTCCGTAAGGTGCATCTCTCGCACTATCCGCAACACATGCTGGATAACTACGAGTGTGATAAATTGATCGATGCCTGGGGGCCCGAGGTTGCTGGCAACATTGTCAAGGCAGCCTTGGACAAGGGGCTTGTTGCGTGAGTCTTAAATACAAGCCGGGTGGTGATACACTCAAGGCTTTTATGAAGGACGACCACTTCTTCCGTGGTCTGCGTGGTCCGGTAGGAAGTGGCAAGTCTGCCTGTTGCGCCATTGAAATGTTCCGCCGTGCTTTGGCTCAACAACCTAACGAGCAGGGTATCCGCCGCACAAGGTGGGCTGTGGTGCGTAATACCAACCCGCAGCTGCGAACTACAACGATCAAGACTTGGCTGGATTGGTTCCCGGAAAACATCTGGGGCAAGATGCTATGGCATCCGCCGCCCTATACCCACCACATCAAGAAGGGCGATCTTGATATGGAGGTCATCTTCTTGGCCCTCGATAGGCCGGAAGATGTGAAAAAGCTGCTCTCGCTCGAGCTTACCGGCGTCTGGATCAACGAGGCGCGCGAAGTTCCCAAGCAGATTGTTGACGCCTGCACCATGCGTGTTGGCCGTTTCCCCTCGATGAAGGATGGCGGACCTACATGGTATGGCGTCATTGCTGACACGAACGCGCCTGACGAAGATCACTGGTGGCCAATCATGGCGGGCGAGGCTCCTATCCCTGACCATATTGGTAGGGAGGAATCCCTTATGCTTATCAAGCCGGATACCTGGGCATTCTTTACACAGCCCGGTGGTATGGTCGCTAATGTAGATCACGAAGGCGTGGTCACTGATTATCAGCTGAATCCGAAGGCGGAGAATCTTAAGAACCTTACGCCCAACTATTACCCCTCGATCATTACCGGCAAGACCAAAAGCTGGATCGATGTGTACGTCTTGAACAGGTTAGGTAGCCTGACAGATGGCAAGGCAATCTATCAGATGTTCGATGAGGTTGCTCATGTATCCAAGGAGCCAATCCTTTCAACGCCGGGTGTGCCTATCATCATAGGTCTCGACTTTGGTCTTACGCCCGCTGCCGCTTTCTGCCAGAACGTCCGAGGGCGTTGGTTTGTGTTGCATGAGTTGGTTGCCCAAGACATGGGCATTGTTCGCTTTGCCGAGATACTCCGCATAGAGATGGCGCAGCGATTCCCCGGCGCGCAGTTCGTAATCTATGGCGATCCTGCTGGCGACTATCGAGCTCAGACTGATGAGCGCACACCGTTCCAGATTCTAAGGCAAGCTGGACTCAAGGCCTACATTGCCCCGACAAACGATCCGTCATTGCGAATTGAAGCGGTAAGTAACCCCCTGAATCGCATGGTTGATGGTCAACCTGGATTCATGATTGACCAGAGATGCGTCAATCTTATCAAGGGCTTCCGTGGTGGTTACCAGTATCGACGCCTTCAAGTTTCTGGTGGTGGTCGCTATGAGGACAAGCCTGATAAAAACAAATACAGTCACGTTCATGACGCACTGCAATATGCCCTGTGCGGCGGTGGCGAATCTCGAACACTGACCGTTGGCAGAGGAGATACCAAGCCTGTAGTGGCTCGAGCAATGTTCGATGTGTTCCGCAGGCAGCCTTCGATGCGCCGATCCGTTTTTTAGTCCATTGCTATAGCGCGACCAGTTTACCCAATAGGCCGGCAAGGAGCTTCTGGTATGTGCATGAAAACCCCCAAGCCTCCAGTTCCGACTGCTGAGGAAACGGCAATGGAACAGGAGGCTAAGATTCAACGCGAATCTATGGCTGCCGAACGCCGTCGTGCGCTCTCCGAAATCAAGGAAGGCCGACTTGAATCTGAGCTTTCCCGTATTCGCGGCTCTGGTATGCGCTCACTTATTTCTGGTCGCCGTGGTGGTCAGGGCTTCCTTCGCTCTATGCTGGGCTCTTAAACTATGCCGGTAATTCCAACTCCGATTGTTCCGGTCACAGCCAGCGCTGGGCTGCTTGGCAAGTTGCAAGCTCGATATGCTCGGGCCAAGCAACTGCGGGAGCCGTGGATTTCGGAGTATGAAGAATGCTACGAGTATGCGCTGCCTAGCCGCGAAAGCTTCTATGCCCAGGCTGCCGGCCAAAGCCGCACCGACAAGATTTTCGATGAGACTGCGGTGGTGGGTGTGCAAGAGTTTGCATCCCGCCTACAGGCTGGTTTGATCCCCAACTATGCACGGTGGGCAGAGCTTGTCTCTGGTAGCGAGGTGCCGGAAGATGATCGCTCTGAAGTGAACGAAGCGCTCGAGGCCGTCACTGAATATGTGTTTGAGGTAATCCAGAACAGCAACTTTGCTCAAGAAGCAAACGAGACGCTGCTCGATATTGCGCTTGGCACTGCTTGCATGAGGATTGATGAGGGCGATGCTCTTAATCCTGTGATGTTCACCGCTGTGCCCCTGCCTCAATTGGCATTGGATGTTGGGCCCGACGACAAGCTCGACACGATCTTCCGTGAGCGTTCTATCCGCACTTCGAACATTAAGATTGCTTATCCGAAGGCGGTCCTGCCTGCCGAGCTTGAGCGTGAGTTGGCAACTGGCGTGGACAATTTTGAGTCTCTAGTTGAGTGCGTGTACCGTGATTGGTCGGCTCCTGGCGAGGAGGTAAACATGCTTGCCGTGTTCCTTCCCCAGCGGAACCACATGCTCTTCACGGAAACCTATAAAGGTATTGGTTCCAATCCCTATGTTGCGTTCCGTTGGTCTAAAGCTGCTGGTGAAGTTTGGGGCCGTGGTCCTCTTCTGTCTGCTATGCCTGCTGTAAAGACCACCAATCTTGTAGTGCAGATGATTCTCGAGAATGCTCAGATGGCAATCTCGGGTATCTACACCGCAGAAGATGATGGCGTAGTAAACCCGGCAACGATCCGGCTTGTGCCCGGAACAATCATTCCTGTTGCTCCGGGTAGCTCTGGCCTGCGCGCCGTAGGCAGTGCCGGCAACTTTGATGTGGCTCAGTTGGTGCTTTCTGACATGCGCCTCAACATCAAGAAGGCGCTCTACAACGAGATGCTTGGCAATCCGAACACAACGCCAATGTCTGCAACTGAAGTGGCACAGCGTATGGCTGACTTGTCACGGCAGATTGGTAGCGCCTTTGGTCGTTTGCAGGCAGAGTTTGTGAACCCCGTGCTTCGCCGAGTGGTATACATCCTCAAGAAGCAGGGTCGCATCTCTATCCCGGTCATTAATGGCCGCGAAGTGAAGGTGCGCTCAACAAGCCCGCTTGCTCAAGCCCAGGCTTTTGAGGACATCAATGCTATCAACCGATTCCTTGAAATGGTACAGGGCCGCTTCGGCCCGCAGATGGTCAACCTATACGTAAAGGGCGACGAGACTACCAAGTATCTGGCTGCCAAGTTTGGTGTGCCGGAAAGACTGATCCGCGATGAGGCGGAACGGGAGCAGCTTGCTGGTCAGATAGCGCAAATGGGGCAAAATGGCATCGACACAAGCCAAATTACTGGGGCCTGACGGCTTCGTTCGAGCTCCCGTTGAGGAGCGTAAGCTAAACGAACTGGCAGCATCGACCTTCAGTAGCAATGGAGCTCGAGAGTTCTTGGCTTATTTGCGCTCGATCACTATTGAGGCGGTCGCCGGTCCACACATTGGATCAGATGAGTTACGGCATCGAGAGGGTATGCGCTATCTCGTAGCCATCATTGAACAGCGCATAAATAAGGGGAAGCAAAATGACTGAGATGGTGGAAGGCAATAACGGCGAGACTCCGATTGAGAGCGCAGCGCCCGTTGACGAGTCGCGTCCTGAGTGGTTGCCTGAGAAGTTTTGGGTTGAGGGCAAGCCGGCCTACGATAAGCTGGCTCAATCCTATGGTGAGCTCGAAAAGATGCGCGGCAATCTGCGCGAGAAGCTTGTCGAGGAATTGACGGCCGAGCGCCTAGCTGCGCGACCCGAGGCACCCGATGCTTATGCGCTGCCGCAACATGAGAAGCTCGATCAGGAGCAACTTGAAGCGTCGGGCGTTGTCCAGTGGTGGCGTCAGTTTGCCCACGATCAGGGTTACAATCAGGAACAGTTTGAAACTGCCATCAATACCTACGCCGATTTACAGGTGAAGGAGATTGAGGAAAGCTATCAGCGCGAGTTTCAAAAGCTTGGCGAAAGCGCAACTGCTCGCATTGAGGCGGTGCAGCTATGGGCGAACAACTACTTCAACGAAGAAGAGCAAGTTGCAATTTCCGCTGCTTGCACCAGTGCTGCCGGCGTGGCTGCAATGGAAAAACTAATGTCTGCCCTTAAGGGTTCAGGCGTTGTTGATAATGCCATGTTTGAAAAGAAGCCGGAGCCTACCCGTGCAGAGGTAGAGAAGATGATGCAGGATCGCCGCTACTGGCACCCGGGTGATCGTGATCCTGCGTTTGTTCGTCAGGTGGAAGAGTTCTTCGCCAAGACCTTCCGCTAATGCACGTCCGCTTTATGGAGGAACGGGACATTCCCGTTGTCGTTACGCTTGGCAGCTTAATGCACCGTGAAGCGCCTGAGTATGCCGACTTCCAGTTTGATGAGGACAAGCTCGAGCGCCTTGCTTGGGTTTGTCTTTCTGAAAGGGATTGGTCGACAATCGTTGCGGAGACTGAAGTAAACGGCGAGATTCGAATCGTCGGATTCCTTGTGGCCGCCGCAGTAGAAACTTTCTTTGGGCCCGACCGATTCACTGAGGACTTGGCATTCTATGTGATGCCAGGATTCCGAGGCACATCGGCTGCCATCAAAATGCTAACGCTGCTTGAGGTTTGGTCGAATGCCGTTGGCACAAAACGTGTGCGGATTGGCGTAACCACCGGAATCAATGGAGATGTGGCAGGACGGTTTCTGCTACGCATGGGTTACGTCGATAGTGGTGCCCTTTACTCTAAAGGAATTAGTCCATTGCCGGCTTAATGTATTTGCAAGAGATGACAGGCAGGCCCGCAAGGTCTGGCTATGGAGCCCGCCAGGACAACTCCTTTCGCATCGTTTGCGGATAACCGGCAAAAACCAGTTTTTCGCAAGCCTGAA